GTCAATCTCCGTCCAAGTTGCTGGAGTTCCTGTATTAACAACTGTCCAAATTTGATTATTAATACTATTTATCGACATAGTCAACGTATTTCCTGTTACATTTACATTGGCATTTGCTGTTAAATTTACGCTACCTAAAGCTGATATTAATTGTTGACCGGTTACCTCTGCATTTGCTGTTGCAATAACTACTGTTCCTACAGCTAAAGAAGCAGTCATTCCAATACCTACAACTATAGCATCTGGTGAAGGATCAACATCTCCTAAATTAGATGTTAATTGTTGTCCGGTTATATTAACATTAACATCTGTAAATGCTGTAACTGAATTTAAGTTAGTAGTTAATAATTGACCTGTTACATCAACAGGAGTGTTTAATAAAATTTCAATTGAATTTAAATTAGCTGTTAATTCAAATCCTACTAATTCAATCGGATTTGATGCAATAGAGATACTTACATCACCTAAAATAGAAGTTAATTCTTGACCTGTTACATCAACTTTTACATCTGTAAAAGCTGTAACTGAATTTAAAGTAGCTGTTAATTCTTGACCGACAAGAGCAACATCAGGACCTGGATCAATGTCACCTAAAGTAGTTGTTAATTCTTGACCGGTTAAATCAACATTAGCATTTGCTAAAGGTGTAACTGAATTTAAATCAATGGTTAATTGTTGTCCTGTTACAAGAACATCTATTCCAATTGCAACGGAAACACTTTCTAAATTAATATTGAGATTATTTATGCCGCCAAAAGTCCCTTGACCCCAAGTATCTTCACCCCAAGCTGTGTCAGTTGGACTAATTACTTCAGTTGGAATATTTTCATTCCAAGCTCCCTGTCCCCAGGTGCCTCTACCCCAACCGTCAACAATAGCCATGCTGAACTCCTATTATCCGGAGATTCTTAAAATAGCTGCTGATGATGTATCTGCTGGGAATTGAACTGTGAATGTTCCAGCCGTTGCAGTTTTATCTCCACCAAAATCTAATACGGCAACTACTGCATTTGAGTTTGATGTATTGTAAATCAAACATCCTGCTGCAGTTAAAGTAACTCCTGTAAAAGATATATCTGCAAAATCTATAAATGCAACTCCTGAAGAAACTAAAGGTGATATATTTGTTAAAACTCCACCACCTGTTGTATACTGACCAGTGTTTGCAACTTCATTTGTTGAAGTGTAAACAGTTGTTGCAGAAGTAAAAGATGCTGCAGAAGTGTATAGAGCAAGTTTAAAAACATTACCCGTAGTAGCTGTAAAATTATGACCACCTTCTAGTAGTTGTTGTTTAAAACTATTTGCAATTGCATTTCCTGTAAACGCCATATTTATCTCCTAATTATTATCCTTGTTTTTGAATCTGAGGTGAACCTTCTTGGAATTCATCTCGTCTTCTTCTTCCCATTTGTTCAATAGAGAATCCTTGTAACGCCGATTGATACTTTTGTTCATAGAACTGAATCATATCAGCAGGACCCTTTAAAAAACCATACGCCTCAACAAGGCATGCATATAATAAACCAGAGGGAAATTGCTGACTTAAATATGTTGTCGAATTACTAGCAGATAAACCAGCCGGCTTCAAGGTATAATTTAACTGCATTGTGTAATTAATATCTGGGGTAGGAGCTACAATTAATGTCTGTTCATCCCAATAACTAAAGTATTTAGGTAATCCTTGTGCTTGAGTATTATTATATTCATTAATAAATCCGGTATCTCTATATTCTACTTGATAATATTCTCCTCCACTTAATATCTGACATTCTCTTATAATTAAGGTTTGATCTGTTAAAAGAGGTGTACTTACATATTGTTGACCTGCAATAATAGAAGCTGTTGCGTAAGCTCTATTATTATCAGAATCTACATCCCTTTGAATTCTCCATTCAGCATCTAATATAAATCCATTAACAATAGTAGATGTAAATACATTTGCATCCACCTCCGTATAATCTCTAATTTTTTGTACTAGTTCTGTGTATGTCATATTAAGCTTTTAATGTTACTGGGCCTGCAGAACATTGTGCCCCGCCGCCAGATACATTTCCTGTTGTTGCTGTATCTGTACTCTGGAAAAAGAAATAATTCAATGGATCTCCAACAATACCAAATGAATCAATTTTTCCAACTGTAATCGTAAAACCATTTGCATTTGAAATATCTGTAACACCATCAAATGAAGGTACTAATTCAAATGAAGTCTCGCGCGCGGGCGTGCCCGGGATTACAACTTCAGGAGGTCCTCTAAATCTAACAACATTACCAGTAGATCTTCCATGGTCTTCTGAATAAACATTAATATAAGTATTACCTGCATATTTAATTGTAATAAAAGGATCTGGAGTTAATTCAATAATAACAGGTGGTTCTATTCTATCAGGATGTGCATATTGTAATCCTTCAGGATCTGAATTATGTGGTTTAGGTTCAAGTTGTGGGTGTTTCTTTTCATATTCAGAAATATGTACCCATGATCCATTCCATTCTTGAACCATTTCTTGATATGGAAATCTCTGACCAGAACGGTCTGAGATCATATATGCATATTTTCCGTTTGATAGATTTCCCATTATGCGCTCGGATAGTAAGTTTTAGGTGTAATGAATGAACTTGAAGAAGAGCCATCACTGTCTAGTGCTCTTAATAATTCATCCTCATATAATAATTTCATTTCTTGTCCACGTTGTGGTGCAAATTTAACTGCTAAATAATAAGAAAGTCCTGCACACATACACGGAACAAATCTATATGGAACGTTTGTAATATTTGTATAAGCTCCAACATCTTGAATTCTTTTTGCATAGTAATAATGCATTACGTTATTAACTTGATCTGATCCTGGTGTTAAATATAAAGTGATTGTAATCTTATCTATAAATCTTTGTACCCAGTATTGTGTAGGTTGACCTTGTGAATATTTAGAAGATAAAGAATTGTAAACTGATCTACTTATTTTTGTAAGTGGAAAATCTGCAACGGGTACTTGTTGTGTATTTCTATATGATGCTTCATAAATATCATCTGGCCCATATGTAAGGGAATTATAATCATAAACAGCAGTATTATCTGCATGAGTTGCAGCTGTAGTACTATTTGCACCTCTGACACAGCCTGTTATTTGATTAGAATCTGTATTAGTTCCAGTATATGTAATTTGTTCAGAATCTATTAATAATGTACCTGATGTTGGAAACTGCCATACTGAATCTAGTGTAATTGTAGTTTGAGATGCAGTAATTGCACCATCTAAATAACTAAATACTCCATCTGAAGTACCATCAGAGGGTGATCTATAAATTGTATAAACTGATTGACCTTCTACAAATGAAATATCATTTGATGCTACTTCCCAATAATGTAAACCCCTGTTGCTCCACTCTTGAAACATAATGTTCAGCGAGCGACGAGCTGCTTTCATTTGGTTACCAGTATTATTGATAAGACCAATTCTTTCGTAAGACTCTTCTATTATTTCATCAATAGTAAAAGTTTTTTCAAAAACTGTAGTGCCTGAAGTGGTAGCCATACTTGACTCCTACTTTTCTATAAATAACGTAACAGTTAATCCGCTTGAATTTGAAGCAACTCCAACACCATCAACTATTCCTGTTCCATTTCGTCCAGCGTATAAAACGCCGTCTTCTGGTAGGTTTAAAGTTTCAGTTCCGCCTGCTCCAACTTGAATTGGAATATAAACTTGTGTGTTAGTTGAAGTGCTAACAGTTGACGCATTTGCTAAACCATTAATAATACAACTTCCTGAAGTTGCTCCAGCTTGTATCATATAGCCTCTTAATCTTGTAGGTCCTGTAAACAAAACTGCAGTACTAATATTACTTGCTAGTACAACTGGTTTTACATCTGACTTCATATTTTTCTCCTTATATTAAGGAGCCCTTTCGAGCTCCTTAAAAATTAATTTATTATGCTACTTGTGAATATTCAATTACCCATCTAAACGAACCACGCGCACTTGGTGTAGTTGTATTAGTGATGTTTAAATATATGTCTCTAGCTGCAGAAGTATACAACGGACTTGCCGCTGGTGCTGCATTGGCAGCTGCAGTGTTTAACAAAGTAGTATTGTAGAAAGCTCCCGCTGGAACAGATGTTCCACCATCTAAAACAGTATCAGCTGCAGTTGCTACGATTTGAGCTCCTGAAGATGAAGTTCCTACTTCAAATCCAACGTCTCCTGTTGCAACAGTTGCAGTAGTTACACATAATAGTGATATACTTTTAATAACTGTATTTGCTGGTTGAGCAAATGTAGCAATACTGTCTCCAGTAGTTGCGCTTAAAGTTCCTGTAACAATACCTTGCAATACGATTGCTGGTGAAGTTACTACAGTACCGGCAGAATTTATTACAAAATTATTTGTATATTCACCAGTTGTTTGGTTTTGTACTGAATTCAGAAAACCGTTTAACGATCTTACTGGACCAGTAAATGTTGTTAGTGCCATAAGTTTATTCTCCTAGTTTTTCCAATCTAGTCTCTAGGCCGTCGACTATACGCGTCTAGATCAGAAGTTAATGTATAGTAATTGAAATATAACTGAATTTATTGAATAGCGCAAGGGATACCTGCATCGAAAAACTACTTTTCGGATATAAATAGCTAGTTTTAGCTAGCTACAGAAAACTCAGGAGCAGCCATTTCTACTTTAATTTGTCTAGTAGCTATTTCAGCTTCAGACATTTTAATCTGGTTAATGATTTCACGAATTTTTTCGTCAATCCTAACCATATCAAGAGTATATATTCCCTCTTGAATGTAGTGTTGCTCCCAATCAAGTTCTAATGCTCTCTTCTTTGTGTAAAGAGCTTGAACTGATATCATCTACAACCTCCTCATAGGTTATCCAGCATTTATCCTTAGCAAAGGATCTCATGCTGTCTTTTAGTAATATACCTTTTTTTCCTATTTTGTCAAGGATAGCTAGTTCTATACTTTCTGCACTATCTTCTGCTTCAATGTTAAAATTAGCCATGTGACCGTAAGCTCTAATTTTTACTTGAAACAATTTTGTCATAATTCATTCTTTCTATCAGATTAATGGGGTGAGATATACTCACCCCATTAAATAAAAAATGCTTAAATATTAAGCAGATCCTTGAGATCCGAAGATACCTCTAGGGTCAGACCAGCCGAAGCTGTATCTTTCTCTAGCTTTGTATCTAACGTTACCAGTATCAAAATCACCTTCCATAGCAGTTTTGATAGGTGCTCTTACGAACATCTTCA